TTTATGTTCGTGTCGCCGCAGCATGTAAGCACACCGTTGCTTTGGTTTCAACCTGTCCAGTCTAGCTAAGTGGCGGTCCAACTGCTCACAGGCCATAAGATGCCTCAACGGGTCTGGGGCATAGTAGCTATCGAGTGCTTCGATAAGCGGCACCGTGGTTAGGCGACCGTGCCGCCCCAGCCAGCTACGTAAGCCGTCACAGACGCCATACCACGCTGACCGGCCTTGTAACTCTGCAAGACAGCCATCTTGTATCATATCTTCAACGCCGTAGCGGTCGTCACCATGCGAACGACGCCGCGCCATGTAGCGGGCAGCCTTAGTAGCCTTGACGACCAACTGGTCTGTAGTCATGGCAACTTAATCTTCAGTTCATCGATGATGCGTTTAAGGTCTGTGACCACGTTGACGTGGTAGAACCTATAGAACGCCCACGAGGCCAAGGCCGCACCAACAAACGCACCTATAATAAAGGTTAACATTTAGACGATCCTCCTAACTTCTTTTTTAGCAGCTAAGCGGGCGCAAGCCCCCGCAGCGGCATCAACTTGATCTTTATATGTACCATAGGGGAAGAAGCGATGCTCATCAATAAAAGCAGTATTCCAGTCCCCCCTCAAAAGCATTACATTCCCAGAATTAACCTGCACCGAGTAAGGATCGGCCCGGAAGACTTTATCTCCAGTTGGCCTATCTGCATAGTTGACAAACCCAAGTAGATTACGAGTCGTGGCTGCGGCTGAATCCTTACCACCAGATCCTGGTTCTTGCTCGTGGTATATAATGACTCGAATACCATCCGCTTCGGCCGCCTGCCGTATTATATCTTCTCGCTGCTCAGTTCCCCACTGTCCACGTTTTGCATCATGGATAACAAGACGATTATCCTTCAACCTGGACATCTTGACGCCAACTGTGTAGGCTCCACCACCTGCCGAACCCGCTTTATCCCAATACCGTATAGTCTGAGAGATTATGGCATTCTTTGGAAGATCATCTATAACCTGAAAATGATCGACCTTAAACATACCACCACCCGGAGGTGTTGGATTCTGTCCTATCTGACCAGCATAGCCATACTGGCCTAGATCGGATTGCATATCATCCAGTACTGACCATGGCATACGAACCGGGTCAAGGAGACCGTCGGAATATTTGAGAATCAACTCAACTGGCCGGACGAACTTGCGAAAATTCCGCACCTCTCCAGGTAAGGAGATATGAAAGACATTCTCCTTCATTTTGGCAAGCATGTGACCAGCCGGATCGTCCTGGTGGAGTCGCTGCATAATAAGGATGGTAGGCACGATGACCTTGTCGACCTTGCGGGTACTGAGAGTCTGCTCCATCCAGTGGTTGGCAGCTTTAATTTTTACATCAGAGGCGGATTCTTTAGGGTTGAGTGGGTCATCTACTATAAGGATATGGGCATGGAAACCGGTCAAGGTACCTCCGACTGAGGTAGAATACCGGTTCCCACCTATTCTTTGAGTCCCATCCGGACGATTTTCTACAATTCTGAAATTGGATTTTGTGTCTTTGTCTTGTTTTATCTCGAGTTCCGGAAATGTGGATATAAATTTATCAGATCGTATTAAGTCACGACAAATTTCAGCGTGTTCCAAACTCAACATCCCGGAATAACTTCCGACTATGAACCGCATCCACGACCAGTTTGTCCAGCACCAGGCGGGGAACATGATGCTACATGTGATCGACTTCGTGGTGCCAGGTGGTACATTCACAATAAGATCGTATTCTTTCGGCTTATTTTCAGCTACTAGCTTTGCTAACTTGGCCAACTCCCCCGTCAGATACTCAATATGCCAGTTCCAATGTGGCTGTTCAGAGCTGACACAATCCCAAAAGTAGTTCATGAAGTAGTAAAAGGACCTGCGACAGCGCTCTCTCCTGATTGTAACCGGCTGGTTAATCGCTTTTCTGAGAAGAGCTTGTTTAGCTTCTTGTGGAGGGGACTCAAGTACAAAACTAGACGTCTCCATAAGGTGAGATTATAACCTATTTGTTTTCATACATCTACTTGAAGTTCATCAGTTTCTACCTCTTGACCCCCCGACCTTCTCCTCTCCGGCAGTAATTAGCCCCAGCGTCTCTGCCAAGGCCAACTCTTGATCATTTAATAGGCTGAGATCGAGCGTGTCACGACTAATTTTCTGCTCAATGGGTTTACCATCTACTCCCGTGTGCTCTGTCCGATTGACATCTCGCCAGATATTCCTCTGCCTATTCTTCAACCAAAATATACAAGCCGTGGTATCCGGAGGGTAGTGCTTGACTATGGGCGTCTCAACAACCTCAACTTGTCCGGTTAGCCGATCCTTCAACACAGCAATATGCATATCCGGGTGTGTATACCCCTTCGCACGTTGGAATAGGGAATTGGCGATTTCCGAGTCGGCCATCTCCTTACCCGCTCTCAACGCATTGGCAAACTCCACTCTTGTCCGCTTCCAATTCTCCACACAGGAGATACTGACATCAAGAGCAGCCGCAATCTGCATCTCCGTCGCTCCAAGCAACGCTAATTGATAGGTCAGATTAATCGGATCAATATCCCGCGTGTCCAACTTCGAGAACCCTGTCTTCTTTCTTGTACTCGGATCCGGCTTGACAAGCGAAACATTTTCCCCATCAAAAAACCTATACCCAACCCCATTATTCTTTGTCCGTGGCATATCAACCCCCCAACGGGACGTATTTTACACGGAAGTAAAAATCCTTACCAAGACCAATTTCATGTCCATAACGCACTTCCGCAATGAACCACTGGTTCATCCATCGTTTTGCTTCCCAAGCCCCCTATTGACATTTGACCTCATCTGGATAATCCTGGATCATGCGTAATGTCCACGAGAAATGTCCATTTACCCCATGTTACATTTTTCCTCATCTGTGTTGCTCCACTGGTTCATCGCCTTGCTCCACTGGTTCATCTCAATCTGATCCATAAAAATGGTTTTCCCCCTTATATAGGACGTTTTTCTTACCAATACAACCCAACTTTGTATAGCTGGTACCTGTACCTCAGAATAAAAACACCCCACCCCGTCCACAAAACACGGGTACCCACCCCCAATAACCTCCCCATAATCCCATACGTAACCCCATAAAAGCCTCCCAATACCCTTACGTAGACTGCCCAAAGTCCTTATCTGACATCCCCCTTACACCTACTTTCCCATAAAGCCCCATATATAAGGACCCATCCTAATACCCCTTTCTCCGTCACAAGCCTTAAAATTTGTGAGCCCATTATTGTTATTCCTGACATGAATTCCTTTCACACAGTTTTCTAGTCTAAAAATTTGCCATGTGTTACGGGGGTCCGACGGAGCACGACGGAAATTCGTCATGCCTAAAGAAGGAGGGGGGTGGGGCCCTTGCCGGGCGCGGGTTTGCCCGGGTCGGGGGCCTGGGGTCGGCAAACCCTTGCCAATGGCGGCCGCCAGGGCGGTCGAGTCGACAAAATTGGGTCGGCAAACACTTGCTGGGCACGGGTTTGCCATGGGTCCATGTTTGCAGGTCTGGCAAGGGCATAAAATAATTCTTCAGTTTGTCCGTCCCTGCAAACCCTTGCGCCATGCGGGTTTGCCTGAGGTCTTAAAAATACTTTTATTTTTCAGTTGACTTTCCCCCGGCCCCATTATATAATAGGGGTATGATTAAATTAAAAAATGATGGGACGGGGGAGGGGGCCATGGGGGCCACCTCCTCCACCTGTCCAAGACCTGAAGGAATGAAGACTATGAAGAATCAGCCCAAAGTGAAGGTGACAAAAAAGATGGTATGCATTGAACTGCTCGACCGCAAAGGCGGAGCGACCCTGGATGAAATGGCCGCGGAGATCAAGAAGAGGGGAATTGATAAGGACCTCGTCGTGAACCGCACCACCTGCTCGCTCTGGATGTCGAAGATCGGCTTTGAGGTCCAGAGGGACAAGACCTCAGGGAAGTACAGCCGGAAGGTCGCGGTTCGGAAAGCCCCGAAGGCCCTGAAGGCAGCCCCTCAGGCGCCGGTGGCCGAGCCCGTCATCAGCTAGGACGACCTCAAGGGAGCCCCTCAAGGGGCTCCCTCCCGCAATCAACTCGAGCCCCTAAGTCCCTTCAGTGAGGACGGGGGCTCGAGTGCTGTTTCCCCCTCCCCCTCCCGGCCCAGGAGAGAAGCCCTGCCCGAAGGGTTGTAGTGCCTCACGTGACCGCACCCACAGGCGCGTGAAGAGTGTCATGAAGAACTTCTGAAAAATACTCCTCAGACGAATGTCTTTCGCTCGCCCGAATGAAATGGCCGGACGGGAACCCCTCACATGCGTGAATGAAGGAAGTGTTGAGGGACTTCTTGACACACAAAAGCGTTGATCTTATGTTATACTCGAAGTCCCCCACTATGTCCTAATCATAAAACACTTCATCATCCCCTCACTAATTGTGATCCATCTCCCACACTAGCCGGCAAACATGAACCTCCTCATGACGCGCGTGTTCTGCCCCAAAAACGGGTATACCATGCTGAACGATATCTACATGGATAGGAGCACAGGTACATCATTAGGAGCACAGGTACATCATTAGGAGCACAAGACAAAAATGGGTACAAGAGAGGGTTACATAGGAGAGGGTTATCAGGAAGTATTAGTAGTACAAAGGTAATCACACCCAAAATCTGTATCAGGAGTTATCCTTTCTCTTGGGTATGGTCCCTCAGTGTATTAGACCCTTCACTGGATCAATGATTCTTGGGTTTGGGGGAGGTGATTTTTAGTCTGGTGGATGATTGATAAAAAACATATTAAAAACAATCATTGACTTCAATGGGTGTCCATTATATAATATGGGTATCATTAGGTTAGGATTTCAAATATGGGGACAGCAAAAGGACAAAATCAAAAGGGACCACAGGGGGGACAGAGACAAGCGCAAGCCTCTCTTCAGCGCTCCATTGGATATCCCAATGTAGGCAGGCGGACTTCGGTACATGGTCTTCACGACTACACCGAGATCACTGCTGGCTTTAGGGCCGTTGCCATCGCGTCGGAAGCCCCTCGTAAAGCACAAGCTTCAGGAGTCGTACATTTGATCCTTGGTCCCCAAGATTTGAGAGATAGCCTAATCATTGTTCTCTGACAATTAGGCATGGCGGTTGTACGGCTCCGCCGATCAAAAGCCGAATTCCCTCAG